AGTCGTCGAACAGGTTGACCTCGCCACCCTTGTCCGCGCCGACGTTGTAGTCCGCCAGGTTGACGACGATGCCGACGACGTCCGCGTAGGCCGTGTGCTCCATGACCTCGACGGTCACGATGTCCTTGACGCGCAGCTCCGAGGCGACCTCCTGGACGCTCCGGAAGAGGCGGCGGTTCGAGTTCGCCTCGTCGCGGATGAGCAGGAGCTCCGTCAGGACGGCCTCGGTCGTGTAGAACGTCGGCGAGCCGGTGCCCTTGTAGTACTTGCGGGCCCGCAGGATCGAGTCGATCAGCTCGAGGTAGCTGGAGTTCGAGTCGTCGAGGTTGACGTTGACCGTGGTCGCGAAGAGCTCGTGCTCGTTCAGGATCGACCGGATGCCGGTGCCGTCCGCGACGGCTGCCGGGTCCTTGATCTTGTCGTCGTCGTCCACGGCCCGGCCGTCACCGACCAGGATGGCCCGCGCGATCTCCTCGAGGAGCATCATGCGCATCTCGGCCTTCATCCAGGCCACGACGTCGAGGTCGGTGATGTCGATGATGTCGTCACGGTCGAGCTTCTGCTTCTTGTAGACCGTGGTCGGACCGGTGATCCGGCTCGTGAGGGAGAACCACTCCTCCTTCTTGAGCGTGCCCTTGATGTAGCCCAGCGCACGCGCCGACTCCATCGTGATGTCCGCGGTGATGGTCTTCACGCGCGAGAACGGGCTCTTGGAGGTGCCGGCGATGACGCCGTCGACCCATTCGACCCGGCGCTGCTTGAACTCGGGCCGGTTGTTGAGGAGCTTGGCGTCGGGGAAGAGCTCCTCGAGGTTGGTGATGCCGTGCTGCAGGGCGTAGCCCTCCATGGCGGCCTTGAGCGAGCCGCCCTTGACGGCGTCGGCGACGATCGCCTTCATGTCGCTGTGGGTGAGGACGTGCTTCGCGCCGCCCTCGTTGTTCTGGTCGGTCTGGTCGAAGACGTTCCGGGTCATGTCCTCCGTGCCTTCCTGGTGCTCGATCGTTCCCGGCTCGTCGTTCGACTCGTCCGGCTTGGCGTCGGTGTTGTCCTTGATGTCCGAGTGCTCGGCGGTGTTGCTGGCGTTGCTCTGGTCGAGCGCGGCGCCGATCATGAAGTGGAGGACGTCCTTCTCCTCCGGAGCCATGGCGTCGTAGATCTCCTGGATCGTCCGACCGGAACCCTCGGCGTGCTCGAGCTCGAGGCCCGTGAAGATGATCGCCTCGTCGTCGAGAACCGTGACCTCGTCGGGGTCGTCGGCGTGGACGACACGAACGAAGTCGATCAGAGCGCCGGGATTGGCTCCCGAGAGAACGAGGCTCACCTCACGGATCATGCCGTGCAGAACCGTCTTCGCCTTCTCGACGAGCTGGTTGGCGTAGATCGACAGCGACTTGATGTCCTCGTGAACGACCAGCATCTTGGCGTTCTTGCCGGCCGGAGTCTCGTTGAAGAACCCCTGCGCGTAGATGCCGTCCGGACGCGCCTCGAGAACCGCGTGACCGAGGATGTTGCCTGGATCGTTGTGACCGTGCTGCCAGACGAGCGGGACGGTCATCCCGTCCATGTGCTTGAAGGCCTCGGGGGTGATCGTTCGGCCGTCGGAGCACTTGAGACCTGCCTTGGTGGCGTAGCCGCTGAAATCGGCTTCCATTTTGACAGTCTCCTCCCTTTTCTTCAGTGGTTGTCAGTCTCCGACTGGAGCCGGGTCTGTCATTCCCTGGGGCATGTTGGCGTTGACAAGTTTATCGGCCTTTGGATCCGGTGAAGGAGCCCAACCGATAGCGGTTCTGATGTCGTTGGACGAAGCGATCTCGTTTCGAGTGAACTTGTCTGCGATTTCAGCAACGTCGGTGATCGGAACCAGCTTGAACGGGTTGCGGAAGTACATGATCGACTGGCCCTGGGAACGAGCAGTCTTGGTGAGGAACGAACGCCGCATGGCTTCGACGATGGCGTCGAGGATCGGCTCGATCGTCCGATTCAGGTAGTTCAGCATCGTCTTCTCGTCGGCCGTACCGTCCATGATCTCGGCCGTGAGCCCAAGCTGGGCGTAGAGCTGCTTGGTCAACCCCTCGATCTGCTCGAGGAGGTTGTTCTCGGCTGGACGGTTCAGCTGTGTGATCTTCTCGGTACCGTCTGTGTAGGCGATACCGTGCTGGCTACCTCGAAGCTGGAACTCGATGTCGTCTCGACGCTGCTGAGCCTGCTGCCGGCGGGCCTCGGACTTGATGGTGTATGGCAGCTGGATGATGATGTCGAGCTTTCCAGAAGCCACCTCATCGTCAGACCGGTCGAGCAGATTCAGCTTTCGAATCAACCGCTGAAGAGTGGAATTCGGCTCATTCATGACCGAATAGAGCGGGTTCTCGACGATCGCGACGAACTTCTTCTCGAGTGTGACGTCCTGTCGCATCCCCTTAGCCTCGTTGTAGAGGCTCACGGTCACATGTCGAGGGAACCAGTTGACGATTCGAGCTACACGCATCGTCTTGATGTCGAAACTACCGGTCTGAGTCGGATCGAGTGTGGTATCGACCGGAACGATTGCTACGGTTCCCTCGTCGAAGAGGGTCATCGCGATGTCCTGCCGGAATGATCGAGCTGCCTGATCGATGTTTGCTTCCACAGTCAAGCAATCGTTCAGAAGGCTCGAAATATCGGCGGCGTAACGGCCTTTCTCGTCGAGACGGACGTGCCGAACATTGGCTGCAGCAACGTCGATGCCCAGACGAGTGTAGATGGATGAGATGATCGAGCGTTCGTTCGAGAAATGGAGCCTCGTCCGATCTGGCCGTCGACTGTATCCGGGCCCGATGTCCCACGAAGTTGTTTGATCCTGACTGGTCAGCGCATTCCACGCATGCTTCAGTCTGGACCCGAGTGTTGCCACGTTTCACCTCCGTCCTAGGGCATCGGGAACTACTGGTTGGACTTTGCGATCCGCTTCTCGATGGCTCGAGAGTTTGCCGCTGAAGATGCGATCGGGATTGCAGCGAAAGGACCAGCGAGAACGATCGCAACCGTCTTCTCGCCTCGAGTCATCCGTGCTGCGACTGCGGTATCCGGATTGTTCTTGAGTTCGTGAAGCTGTTGGGCGTACATCTTCGCGAACTTCTTCTGATCCGAAGCCTTCGTGGCCAGATTCAGCTTGGTCGCGGTGTCGTTGACACGAGCTCCACGAGAAGCCTGCCTTGCTCGGGCGTCGTGGATATCGCTTGTCGTTACGGCCTTTCGCTGCCCCCACTTCATTCCCTTGACGCCGAAGTGAGCGAGGTCGTCCAGCGAAGGCTTCTCGGGTCCGATCACTCGAACGCCTCCTTGTTCAGCTTGTAGGCGACAAAGGCGTCCATCAACGCGGACACATTGTCGATCTTCTCGTCTTGCCGTTTCTTGAGAAGCTTTCGGTTGCCGTTTGTGTCCTCGAGAGTGACTGCGTTCCCCATAGCGAACGTCATAAGACTCTGATCGAAGATAAGTAGCCGTTCTTCGCTCAGTTTCTTGAGTTCGCCAAGTGGAACCGATTCTGTTCGAGCACCTTGGATGACCTTTTCTATTCCAAAGGAACCATTCTCGGATTCCCACCGAGCAACGAATTCCTTGGCGTTATAGGGGTCGAATCCAAAGGTTCTGACGTCGTATTTGCTGTTCTGGATGAACGCGTCGAGATCATCATAGACCTCCATCATGTCAAGGATAGTTCCCTCGAGCACATGAAGGCTACCTTCGTTGATGAACTCGTCGTACTTGATCCGCGCTGCTCCAGGCAACTTCATCAACGTCAAAGACGAGATGTAGCTCCGAGTTTTGACACCGAATCGACCGTTTTGAAGAGGAAACAAGAACGTGAACGCACAGAAATCGTCTCCTTGCGACAGGTCCGCTCCGAGAGAGCAAGGAAGATTCCAGAATTCCCGAGATCGGTGCGGCAACGTCTCCTCGTAGGTGAAGAAGTACGTGTAGCCCTCCATCGGGATCCCAAAACGCTTCGCAAGGATGTCATTGCGAGACGCAGGAGCCTTTTCGGCGCGCTCAACGTCCAACTGGTACGTGTCGTACGTAACAGTCTTTCCAAGATTCGGGTTTGCCTTCACCCACATCTCAGGATTTGCAACTTCTTCGATCTCGTCCAGCTTGTAGTGCCAGATAGAGATGTGAGGGGCGTCGTACTCTCCTCGCAGAATGGCGGCTAGTTCCATTTTGATCGTGTCGCCCGAACCGTTTCGGACGGTTCCTTCGGAACTAATAGCCAGGATCAGGAAGTCATCAAGCTTCGACGCTCCTTGCTCGACTGCGCCTACAACATCCTCTCGAAGGTCGCCAGACAGCCATTCATCGATGGTCGATGTCTTAGGACGAAGGCCCTGAAGCTTGTTAATCGACATCGGTCGAACTTCAAGAAGCGAGCCGGTAAGGAAGTTCTCGACGCCCTTCTTGGTTGACGCCAGTTTGACACGATTAGCTCTAGAGCCTGTCGTGTTTTGAAGCGATCCCTCAGTGAGGAACTGGAACAGCGGTCCT